TTCCTTGCCTGAGACTCATCGTTCTCGGCAAGGTAGGCATCGGCCTTTCTTAGATATTTAAATACATCCATCTATCAGACATTCAATCCAACAGCTCTCATCTGTTTCTTCATTGCCTCGGCCTTCTCGGGATTACGTTGATAACCCTCTTCAACATCCCATGCGTCAACCTTTGCCTGAATGGCTTCCAGTTCAGCTTCAGAGAACTCAACACCTTCCTTCCTGGTCATTTTATCAACAGCGCGACCAATACCTTTCTGCCTCTTATCAATCTTCTTATCTTTAGGTGTTTGACCTGGATAACCGATTTCGGCATCCCCGGCATCATCTTCACCTTGAGAATAAGACCTTTTCTCAACATCCTTAGATGCTTTCTTTACATAAGAACCCATAGTTCCTTTGGAAAGTTCGTCAAGATGTTCAAGTTCTTCTTTCTTCATCTTAGTTCTGGAGTCCATTGCCATACGACGCTTGAACTGTTTGTCCGCCCCTTTGGCATCACCTTTTGATTGAGATCTCATATCCATGTCATAGGCTTTTTTCTTTGCCTTGTCTACGCGAGCAGTTCTCTCAGGAGTCATGGGCATGTAACCCTCCTTCTTTGTATCACACTCACAGGGTTCTTTACCACACTTCTCACACTCACCTTTCTTACCCATGGCTTTTTTGATAGCCTTGTCCTTGGATCCAAAGTATTCGTCCTTACCGGATTCTACTTTACCATCACCATCATAATCTTTATCAGCCTTCTTCTCATAGATGGCCTGATAGATGTCACCAACATCCTTTCTAACAGTACCTTCACTCATTCTACTGGAGACTTTATTGGCAGCATCACCAACTTTCTTCGCTGCTTTACCAATCATCCCTTTGATACCAGACTTGATACCAGCCTTAGCATCTTTGGCCTTACGCATAGTCTGTGCAGATGCATTACTTGCACCTTGCTTCAATCTGTTTGCTTTATCCGTTGCAGACTGCTTTGCATCTCTGTATGCACCGTAAGATTTAACTGCACCCTTTGCAGCCTTCTCCTTTACCTTACCCATGGCACCTTTCAGTGAAGACTTCACTGCGGACATTTTCTTTGCCCTTGGGGACTCAGTATCACTACCGTAAGTTACTCTTGCTTCTGTAAGTACTTCTTCAAATATTGCTTCGCACTGTTCGACACTATAACCTTCTTCGAAAAGTTCTTCAAGAACTTCTTCAGCAATATCATTCAACTCAGTTTGATTGATCAAGGAGAAGTCCATCTCACTGATTTCATCCTTATGAGAGTAAAACTCTTCTTTAGCTTCTTTGTTATGAACAGCGGAATACGCTTCCATAAAGTTACGCATTGATGAAGACATCTGATTAATCATTACTTTCTATATCTTTATTTATATTCTCTAGATATTCTCGTTCGGATGAATACACAGAAGAGGGGTCGAGATAAATCTCAACACCCTCTTGAATACTTGGTATCAACCATTCATGTACTGGTAGGCATGCTTCCCAGTTGACAGGTTGAATACAGTTCATAATAATTACAGACCAGAATGCTGCTGTGTAATTTAAAAGTGTGGTCACTGGTCCCACACCAATTGTTTAGCCAGGGTATCTCTCAACTTATTAATACGCTTCTCATCAAAGTGTGCGAAGTTAGGATACTTCTCAACCTTCTTATAATAATGAAGTGCATTGAGGATGATAGTATAATCCTCCATTGAGAGTTCAAACTTCACAAATCAACTCCTACAGAAGAACTACCGACAACTCTAGTGTATAGATGTAGTGTACCTTCCTGTTCACACTTCAAATGCCAACGTGTCATAGTAATTACATTGTCTCTAATTGCTCCAGTAAGCATTCCACGTCCACCTTTAGTCATACTAGAAAACATACCATAACGTGTTGACCAGACATAGAATACATCGTCAATTAATTCTGCACCCTCAGGTACAACAACAGTGTTTTCAGCTTTAGTGATTGTGTTCATTTGATTCATACTCTCGCTTTGTCTTGAAGTAAAGTTTATAGTAAGGTTTTTTCATTTCATTAAGAGTGTTCATGTCATCTTCAAACCCCATGTACTTACAGAGTTGATACGACCCTTCCAACTCACTAATCAATCTCAGTATGTTTTCAGGGCGTCTTTCAAGTCCACCAAAATCATACTCAGTCATTGATACCCATAATTTTTTTGTATCTATATTTGAGAGCCATCAAACCCATTCCTGTTGTAGAACTTGTGGGACCTTCACGTAACAATTTGATTTCCCATTTTTCATTACAATACTGTTCCATCTTCTTTCTCCAATTAATCATTGGGTCTTCTTCAGTCACGTTGTCTCCAGTCGTCAGGTTTGTCTTGTTGAAACCAACTCTTAATGTCTTCAGCACTATCAAATCCCTTCTTATGATTGGATGGGTCGGGATCACCTAACCCCATCCTATTGAGAAAATCGTCAGTACTACCTTCCTCAATATTTTGAGAATGTTGACGACGTGCCATCTTCAACATCTCATTAGCAGATGTATTTGCCTTAGCAAGTTTCTGTGCCCAAACCATATCATCTAATTTGACTTCTTCACCATTAGCAATACACTTACAAATGAATTCTAATTTAAGTCTGTACTGAGTAGAAAGCATACAGTATTCTCTCTTTGTAATATTTATTCTGTATCTGGTGTCTCAGTCTTTTTGTTAAATCCAAATGGACCCGCAGATTCTTCTTCTAGTGCCACCTTCAGTGCGACACCACCGATTGCTTCCATAACCTTAAGAATGTCTTCTGTCTTGGCATCTTCACCAAGTTCTTTAGCGATGTACCAATACTTAGGCCAAAATGTTTGACCTGCCAATTCATAATCTTCGAGTGTTAGTAGTTTCATAGTTTTGATAATACTTCTTTGTAAATGTTTTCTGCGATGGCCTTCATCATTAAGGGTGGTACCATTCTACCAACTCTTTCAGTCTGTTGTGATTGAGAACCAGTGAGAATGAAATCATCGGGGAGTGATTGAATACGTTTGAGTTCTTGAACTGTCAACATTCTATCTTCTCCCCAGTGTATCAGACCACCACTAGCAGTTAAGGTGGGAGATGGTTTGAACAGTGATGCCCTCTTTGTATTAAAACAGTGACCCTTTTCGTGATAGTCCATACCAGTCAAAACCTTTTTAGGATTCTTCGGCATCTTATGAACAACTCTTTGATAGATACCACTGTTCAACATATGTTCAGTAAGAAACTTTACATTATCAGGATCATTCTTTACCCCATCAATGATATCACCAATAGTTGTTTCTTTGAATGATGTAGGAGGGAAGAGTGACGATACAGTCAATACATTCAGACCCACATTTTGGGCAATGTCCTCACGAACAGCAATAAAGATAAGTCTTTCCCTACCCTGACCAACTCCATGATATGAAGCTCTCAATACTTTAGAGGTAACAAGATAACCAAGATCCTCAAACGCATTAGTAATTTTTGCGTAATAAGTCTTTGCCTCACCAACAGTCAAACCTTTGACATTCTCTCCTACGATAACTTTAGGTTGAATACCTTTCGCAACACGAATGAACTCAAAGAATAAGTCTTCAATGTTCTCAACCTTCTTACCGTCAGAGTAGTTCTTGGTCTTACCCCACCCATCAGAATGTTTGGCACCTTCACCACGACACATAGACCCTGCTACAGAGAATGCTGAACAGGGTGGTGACCCATCAAGAATGTCTAGTTCACCAGGTTTCAGACCAGTGATCTTGAGGAAGTCACCACCAACCAATTCCTTAATGTCATTAGGAACAATGTGAGTTGATGGATAGTTTGCAGAATAAGTTTTTCTTGCTTCCTCTACAAACTCATTGATACACAGAATCTTACCACCGGCAAGACGATATCCTGTAGAGGAACCACCCCCACCAGCGAAGGTAGAGATGACAGTGAACTTTTGTTGAGCCTCACTATCATAAACGTCTTGTAAATTATATGGAAATGTCATGTCTTTTATTTTTATTTAGCAAATCACTTGATTGCAATTACTCCAACGAACTGATGATTTCTCCAGAAGATTTGACAGTCCTTGAACCCTGCAATCATTACCATATCCCTCAACTCAGACCACGTATTAGGTTTCAACATATCACGAAGTTGTTTTTCCTTATCCATGATTTGTTCAGCAGAGAAGGTCTTTCTCTTGTAATCATAATGATTAAAGGTAAGAAGTTCTTGGAAGAATGCATTCTCACACATCAACTTCTCTGCAAAAATAAATGCACCACCCTCATTGAGACCATTGTATATCTTATTGATAGTCTCCTGTCTGGTAGTCTTGGGCATAAACTGTAGGGTGAATAGTGATGTTACTAGAGAACAGTTCTTGAACTCGTAGTTAGTAACATTACCACGAACCCATTCCAACATTGCACCAGGGTATTCTTTACGAACTTCGATATGACGTTCTTCAAGATCATCATAGAAACTACCAGCAAGTTCTACACCCACATAATGTGCATACTGACGATTAGGGTTGTTACCAATAATCATCTTGGTAAGTTTACCTGTGGAACACCCAA